CATCAACTCGAAGCTATGGAAGCATTGAGTCGTCTTTTGCCAGATGATTTGAGTAAAGAGGAGCTAAGTTACATCAAAGCTAATACGGTAGTAAACAAGGCTGTGAGTAATCTGTTCGGTTTCCCTAAGATGCTTAAGAAAGACGAGATGTCTGACGATATGATAGAGGTACGCGGAAGGGTACTGGATGATTACCTCAAGCTATATGAAGTGCTTGAAGATAATGCCAAAGTAAAAACAATACTCTATGATAAATACCAACCAAAGCGAATAGAGGACAATTCTGCCAAGAGCGCGCTTAAGTTAGTTAAGTAGTAAAATGTTTTAAATGCTACCTAGGTAGCATTAAGCAAGGGCGGGGTTCCGCCCTTGCTATCAAAATCAGCACTGCTGATACAAATGTAGACCCACTCACGCCGCCTTGGCGTGCACATAACTTTGTATCAGGACAAATCTCATGGGCTCCAGTGCGCCGAAGACCCCCACCAATACCACCCAAACCATCAATACAAACTCAATCCCCGACTTCATGCAGCCGTATTTCAATACGATGATGTCGAGTGCACAAGGCCAAGTCTACCAGCGTGACGCGCAGGGTAATGTTTCCGGTCTACAGTCCTACCAGCCGTACAGCACGAATCCCAACGACTATGTCGCACCGCTGTCAGGCCTGCAGAACCAAGCCATCCAGGGCGCAGGCAATCTACAAGTCCCCGGCCAGTTCCAGCAAGGCAGCCAGATGGTCGGTGGCTCGGGCGCAGGCGCTCTGGGTATCGGCATGCAGGCGGCCAATGCCGGTAATCAATATAACCAGATGGCGACCGACCCTAATGCCTTGAAAGGCTTCATGTCACCGTACATGAACAATGTCGTGAACTACGAGACCGGGCAAGCCAACCGGCAATATGATATCACCGGGCAAGAGCAGCAAGCCGCAGCAACGCGCAATGGCGCCTTTGGGGGTAGTCGTGAGGCCATCATGGGCGCGGAGAACGAGCGCAATCGCAATCAGGCCATCACCGGCATCCAGTCCACCGGCGCGGAGAAAGCCTTCCAGAATGCCCAGCAAGCGCAGCAGTTCGGCGCCAACTTAGGCATGCAAGGCTATCAGTTCGGCATCCAGGGCATGAACGCCGGCATCCAGGCAGGGATGGGCTTGGGCACACTTGGTGCGGGCCAGCTCGGCGCCCAGCGCGATATCCTGAACACCCAAGCGCAGTTCGGCAGCATGCAGCAAGACCAGCAACAGAAGGTCATCGACGCGGCTACCAATAATTACAACAAGGCGCAAGCCTACCCGATGGACCAGATGAACTGGCTGTCCGGTCTGATACACGGCTTTCCCGTTGCTCAGACTGGCTCGACACAACAGAATTATCAAGCCCAACCTAACATGATGTCGCAACTATTCGGTGGTATCGGTGCCATGGGCAGCATGTACAACGCCTATAAGAAAGAGGGCGGCATTGTCGGTTATAACGTCGGGGGCGCTATAGAGTCTGATTTAGACCAGATGAACCCCGAGCAACTGCAAGAGATTATCCAGACCACCACCAGTGATATTGAGCGGCAGATGGCTAAAAAGCTATTGGCTGAAAAGACCATGGCCGGTGGCGGCATTGTTGCGTTTGCACAGGGCGGCACGATGAAAGAGCAGCTAACTAAACTCAAACCTGAAATAGAGGCGGCCCGTGCCGCACGTGAGCAGGCACGCATAGATGCCGCTAAAAATGCCCGTGCCGGTCAGCCCCGTCAACCGATGAACGCAGGCCAAGCAAGAGAGCAGCTACTGGCACAAGAGACGGCAGCCGCACCTAAGCCAACGCCAGGGATAGAGGCCGTTAAGCCCCCTAGCTCCTGGACAGAAGAAGGCCAAAGTATCTCCGGTCAAGCCGTTAAGAAAGGCTTGGGCAAAGTCGCCTCTACGTTAGGCAAGGGCTTGGGTGCAGCCGGTGCTTTGGTTGGTATTGCTGAGGGCGCTTCTGAAAAATCTGATATGGACAAGTATCTGGCCGTCCGCGCCGAGAACGGCGATGTGCAGGCCAAGCAAGTGCTGGACAGCGGCGGCTCTGATTCTATTATGGAGAATTTGAAAAAGCCGGTCCGTGATGTCGTCGGCAAGATGGATGTCGCCGGTGCATGGGAAGCTATCAAAGGTGCGTTCTCGGGCGGTATAGACTCGGTACAAGCTGCACCCACAGAGCAGCCGACGTTAAATGTACCACAGCCATTACAAGCCGAGCCTGCACCCGCAGGTATCCCGCAGCTACAAGGCTCCATGACACCCACGGGTGCAGGCGGAGGAGAAGGTAATTGGCAAGAGGCACCACCACTTAATCAAGGTATCCCGCAGGCCGCTCCACAAGCCGCCGGCAGTCCGTTTGACCCGATGATTGCCGAAGACCAAGCGAAACTTAATAATCTGCAAGACACACCGTATGAGACACCGGAAGCGTTACTGCAACGTCGTCAAGAAATCATGGGGCAACGCGCCAATACCGCCGACGAGTCCAAGCGCCAGTTCAACTTGCGCATGGCGGACTTCTTCGCGCATTGGGGCTCGACACCAGGACCGGTCATCTCTGCAGGGCTTAAAGCATTAACCGAAACCATGCCGGGCTTCTTGAAAGATAAAGATGACCAGGAGAAATTGTCCCGCACCCTATCCGAGGCGCAGTTCCAGATTGATTGGGCTGACCATTTAGAGCATAAAGGTGATACCGAGAAAGCCGCTGCTGAACGTGAGAAAGCGGCAGAAACACTTAGGTCTGATAAAAGGCTCAAAGCCGCTGCTGATGCTAAATTTGCTGAGTCAGAGATGGAGCAGTTCAATCAGAATAACCGTAACTACGCCGATAATATGACCAAGTTTACAACGGCGCAGATGACGAATAGTCCGAACAGCGCCAAGAACACCAATCTCGATAATCTAATGGGGCAGTATAACGCACAAATAAAGAACGCCGACGCCATACTCCAAAGTGATGACCCTACCATTGTACTGGCGGGTGAGGATACTTCTAAATTAAGCACAGAACAAATCAACAGAAAGATGGTGCTTAAAAAGCAGGACGTCGCCGAGTATAAGAGTAAATCAGAAGAGGCGCTCAATGGCGTGATGGAGCAGATGAAGCAAGGCGGGGGGAGCACCAGCGGGGGTGGAGGTTATGATTTCCATGGCACCAAACTAAGCCCTCCCGAAGTCAAGGCGTTTTTGAAATTCAACCAAGGAACCTAAGATGGCTGCGCCTAAAGAGCTTCACAAAACCGTCGAGTGGATGGAGTCCCGAGGCAAGGCTAATGCCGTGTCAGGTAAAGGTGCACGTGGGCCGATGCAGGTCATGGACGCGACGGCGCGGTCGCCTGGTTACGGTATCACGCCCATTCGTAATAACTCGGTTGCTGAGCGCGAGCGGGTAGGGCATGAATACCTTGATGCACTCTATGATACCCATGGCGGTGACCCGGCACTGACACTGGCGGCCTATAATGCCGGCCCCGGTGCTGTCCAAAAGCATGGCGGCGTGCCGCCTTATAGAGAGACCCGGAACTATGTCGGCAAAGGCCTGCAGTTCTTGCAGCTAGCCGGTGCGCAACCCCAAGCCCAGCCAACCGGACTACCTACGTTGGACGATTTAGCCGACGTTGAAGAAGCGCCGTTAACGCCGGAGCTGATTGCCAAGTTCAAGCGCATTCAGTCGGGCGAAGCACCGCCACCGCGAAAAGCCATACCTACGCTAGAGGACTTGGCAGATGTCGAGGAAGCACCGTTGACGCCTGAGCTTAAAGCCAAGTTTGAGCGCATTAACGAGCTGCAGCAAATTCAAGACAATCCGCAAGGCGAGCAACCCGGACGCTTTAGTTCGGCGCTCAGTCGGGGCTGGGAAGGGCTTAAAGAGTCAACGCAGGGCATCGGGTTAGGCATAAGCTCGGCCTTGGGCAATGGCCCCGAAGCACAAGCACAGATGGAGGGCATCAAGTCCAAATCACAAGAGCCACAATCGGGTAGAGCGTCGCAGACGTTTCAAAATATTCAGGATATCTATTCCAAAGACGGTGCTTTGGCAGCCGCTAAAGAGTTACCGGGCTTTGCTATGGAGAAGACCGCTGAGTCTGTACCGGGCATGGCACCGGCATTAGGTATGGGCTTGGCCGCAGGCGCCGTTAATCCATTATTGGCGCTCCCCGTTACAGTAGGGGCTTATATTGTGCAGCAGTTCGGCGATATGATGCATCGGCAAGCATTGGAGAAATCCAAAGCGGAGGATTTATCTTCTGGAGATGCTTTGGCCGCCTCGATTCCCGCAGGTTTTTTGGATGCCGTCACCGACCGCTTTACACTAGGCTTAGGCAAGAAAGCCAAAGCCGTGTTTAGGGATAGTGTTGAGCAAGAGGTTAAAAAGAACCTCCTCACCCGTATAGGCACACATGCCGTTAAGTCAGGTACCTTGGAAGCCGGCGTCGGCGCGACACAATCGGAATTAGAGCGGGCGCAAGCAGGGCTGCCCATCACCGGACCGGAAGCAGGACAAGAAGCTAAAGAGGCCGGCGCCTCAGGGTTCTTCGGGGCTTTGATACCCGGCGCTGCCGGCGGTGTCAGTACGCCCGCTACACCCGCTACGCCACAGTCGGGTGATACCGAGACCACACCACCCGACTTAGCCGCGCAGACTAAGCAAGCCAAAGCCGTCGACGAAGAGAACAACGCCAAGAAAAAAGCCGCTCGCGTCGAGGATTTCGGCGTTGCGCCCAAATCCAAATTGTTCAAATCATTAATGGACGCCGACCTGACCACGCAAGAAGGCATTGACGCGGCAAAAGCTGCGGTCGATGAACACGCACCGGATGATTTCGACTACGAAGAGTTTGATTCCCATATCAATGCAGCGGAACAGGTATTAAAGAGCCAAGAAATTCCCGAACCCACTTTACGAGGTAAAAACGAGCCATGGACACCGGAAAGCGAAACAACGACAACCAAACCGGAAGAAACTCCAGTTACTACCGAGACCCAGGAGCCGCCACCGGACACTACGGCGACAGCGCAGGAAACCGAAGTGCCTATTGCCCAAGTTGCTCCCACACCACAATCTGCTCCAAAGGCAAGTTCTGTATTGGGGACTATACCCCCGTCCTCAGAAGCCGCGCCAAAGCCAACCTTCTCTGATGTCGCCAAAGCCCATCAGGAAGGGACTCGGGCAAAGAATGAGGCAGAAGATAACCCAAGCCCTGAAGCAGACGCCAAGCGGAATGAAGCGTGGGCTAAGCTGCAGGAGACTGGTAAGGCGTTCCAGCCTGAGTCCTTTGCTTTGTCCACCGAGCCCGAGACCCAACACACAGCTAAGTCATTAGAGCGCCATTTGCCCAAAGAACTCAAGGCTATGATAGCCAGCGGCAAGGCGGTGTTCCATGATACCCAAGCGACGCTCCCCGGCGAGAACCATCCGCCCAATGTGAAGGGTATGGTCGATGCAGCAGGCGTTTCTCATTTCATAGCAAATCGACTCACGCCTAATACTATTGAGAGCGTGATGCTCCATGAAGCGGGCGTACACGCCGGGATGGCCAAACTGGTCGGGCCCAAGCTCTGGGAGCAGTACAAAGCCGAAGCGATGAACAGTCAAGACCCGGCGTTTATCGCTGCGCGTGAAGCGGTACCGAAGTCCACTCCAAGCCATTTGATTCCCGAAGAAGCCTTAGCCCATCTGGTTGAGCACGCACCCAAGCACTCATTGGTTCGCCGATTGATATCAGCCGTCCGTAATTGGGCGCGGGCTAATCTGGGCATTGGCAGTAAGTTCACCGAGGCTGACGCACGGCAATTAGCGGTGTCGGCGTTGAAATATGCAGGTTCACGGGCTGACACAGCGTACGCGCTGTCCTCGTCTGAAGAAGCCGCCGTAACAGCAAAAGCGGAGCGGCTTGCAGCGGCGCGGGAGAAGCACCTAAAAGCCAATCCACCTAAGCCTATTCCCTCGCGTTCGACCAATCTAAAACGCACCGTGCTCAAGATAGAGAACGAACTGTTCGACTACAGCTCGGGATTGTATAACCAACTGCGGCCGCGTTTGGAAGCGATGGGCTTGGCGACGCCGGAGGTACAGAAGATTATGGCGCAGGCGTTCCAAGGCCAGACCGTGTATGTCAATTCACTGGCAGCCCAAGGCGCTATCCAAGGCGAGTTGCACTACAACCCAAACACGATGCAGTGGGAGGCCAAGGCCGGGCAGTTCTCCATCACCAAGATGAAAGATATCCTGGCCAAGCATGCCAAGAAGCAAGGCAAGCCGTTTGAGACGGTCAGTGGCATTTTCACCGATATTGCCTCAGCACTGCGTATCAAAGAGTTCCGTGAGCAGGCGGCGACCTATCGGAAAGCCATTGATATGGCTACCGACCCTAAGGTTAAAGCCATGGCTGAGCGTAAGTTCGCCAATATCTTGCGGCGTGCGGATGTAGAGCACATGACGGATGACCAGATTGCCACGGCGCTTAAAGTCTTGGCCGACCATCCCGAGTACGCCGAGGCACTGAAAGAGTGGCATGGGGTACGGGCTTATATGGTCAAGTTCCTGGTCGATACGGGCCGCTATTCTGAGAAGCAGGCCAAAGCCTATATGGACGCGACGATGTATGTGCCGTTCAACCGGCTCATGGATGCGAAAGACCCGGATGCATTTTATGGCTATATGGCGGGCGGACGGGGTCGGAGCTTAATGGCAAATCAAAAGGAGCATGCCATCAAAGGCTCCGAACGGGAAGTCAAAGACATGGTTGAGAACATGGAGAAGTGGATTCTCAACAGCTTTGTAAAAGGCGTGAAGAACGCCAAGAATCTGGAGCTCCAAGAGGTTGTCGCCAAGCACTTTTACCCCGGTGCCGTTAAGCCGGCGGCCAATACCAAGAACGGCGGCATTAAAGTCTATCGGCACGGGCGTGAGGAGTATTGGGAGTATGAAGACCCTTTGTTAACCTCGGCGTTTAACGGCGTCAATACCGTAGCCCTGCCTACCTTAACCATGGCCGCCAAGTTCGCTAACCGACTGCGCAATGCCATCGTACTGGACCCGTTGTTTACGATAAATCAATTACCGCAAGACGCTTACTCGGCGATGTTCTCGTCAGGGGTCAAAAACCCCGGTGCGCTATTAATTGATATCGCCAAGGAGTGGACCGGTACGTTGAAAGGCACGACCGATGCGCATGAGCACTTAAAAGGCATCGGCATTGTCGGACAGAAAGATACCGTCAGTATGGCGACCGAGCATATTCACGAGTTAGCCATGCATGGCCGTGCTAAGAAAGGTCCGTTTGCGGCACTGCATAGGGCACTGGAGCACTTCGCCAATGTCGGTGATAATGCCATCCGTCAAGGCATCTATGTGCGTACCATGAAAGAGATGAAAGGCCAACCCAATGCGCAGATGATAGCCCAACAAAGAGCGTTTGAAGTGATTAACTTCAGGAAGCGGGGTGCCAATGCGACCTTAAGTGCGTTCATGCAAGTGACGCCGTTTTTAGGGGCGTATTTACAGGCAACCCGCACCCAGCTCAATATCATCTCGGGGCGCGGCATCTCGCCCGTTGCCCGCAAAGAAGCGCTGATGCGCTTGGCAGCCACCTCGGCACAAGTGGCAACGTTTACCTTTTTATACAACATGATGTTGGGGGATGACGACGAGTTCAAGAAGAAAGATATCCAGGAGCGCGACACCCATATCTACCCGTTCGGCTCTAAATCAGACTATGCGATGACGGTGCGGGCGGACGTATTCTCACTGTCGTTTATTGCCATGAACCATGTGTACCGATATCTGATGGATAAGGGTAGTGAGAACCCGTATCAGACCCGTCAAGCTATGTTGGATACGACAGTGCGCATATTAGCCGGGGCACCGATGGGGCCGACAGTTATCAAGCCGGTCTTGGAGAATATCACGGGTATTGATTTCCACACCAACCGCCCGATTATCCCCGAGCGCTACAAGCATTTATCGGGGACGCCGGAACTGCAGTACAACGAGAAGACCTCAGAGCTGGCTAAACTATTAGGTCATGCCGGCCTGTCACCGTTTTTGGTCGACCATTTTATTAAGGGCTATTTTGGCTATGCAGGGGCAACGACCATGATGGTGACCGACATGGCGCTACGGGCCGGCTTGGATATTCCGTATACGGCCACGCGTGAAGACCAGTTTAATATCGGTTACGGTAAATCAGCGAAAGACATTCCGGGCATGCCGCTGCGTAACGACCGGATGACGCAGGGGGTGGATGATTTCTATACCTTGGGAGGCGCGGCGCGGGAAGCTAAGGCCAGTGTGAATCGCTTCGAGGCATTGGGCAAGACCAAAGAAGCGCGGGAATTTAAGCGGCGGGAGGCCAATCTGGCCTTGGGGCGTGCGGATAACCGCCGGTTGTTATCTGACAGCGTGCAACGAGAAGTAAACCAAAAAACAGCAAAAATACACGATCTAACAGCGCAAAAGGACAAAATCATGGCGACGCCGAATGATAGAATATCGCCAGAAGCTAAGCGTGCGCGCCTCGAACGCATTGATGCACAGATAAAGCGGATTACCGAGAGCGCCTCTAGGACGTATAATCGGGTGTATCGTCCGTAAGAGGAACCCTCCACCAACGGACGCCAGCCATACCATTTTCTGTACGTTCTTCGTGGATAAGCTTATATCCCCTACGCTCCGCTTCGGTATAGATGGTGCGGAGCATTGTCTCCGTGTCTAAGCACGGGATGAAAAATGAGAAGCCAATCTCCAATTCATCCCACGCTAGTTTGAGCCTCAAACCTTGATACTCTGTCGGGTTAAACAAGGGCATGGTAGGCTTCTACGTCCCAATCATGGATGACCCTGTCCATTTCAAACGACGATAGGCACATGCGCAGTTCCTTCTGTGTCTCCAATGATAGGATAAACCCTTTATAGAAACCAACTTTTGCGGCGGTAACGGACATATCTGAAAAGCCATCTTCATGCATTTGATTTTCGATACGACTCCATAGGTCTTCTAATTTCGGGATAACGCCCATATATTTAGCTCCTTTACTTCTACTTTGATAGTTTGTGGTTTATTGTGTCGGGCTTTCATAAGCCGTAATCTATAGTCAATTCTTTGGTCAATAGACAGTTGGAACGGCATCGGCAGGCCTTCGGGTTTGGATTGAAACGTCCCTTCGGCTTTGGCCTGCACCATCTCCCGATAATTCGCCGCCCAGTTCTCGGCCTCGACTTTATCATAGTAAAACGTGTTCTTGACACGATGGTGTATTTTGGGGAGCCTACTGTGCTTGCCGCGTGCGTAGGACGCTACGGCTTCCAGAGTAATACCGGCCAGCTCGGCCATCTCTTTGCGGGTGATGGTGGTCATTGCTTCTCCCCACAAAACGGGCAAAAAGTAACCGTTACAGAGGGCGGATTTTTACGGATTTTAGTGTCAATCTTTTCTGTAGCGACACACAACTTATAGGTTAACTCCATGTCTTTTGAAAGAATAAACGCGCCGACCAAGCGTAAATTCATATCGGCTAATTTGACATTAATTTCTTCTGCGCAATTACACATAGTTTTTATAACCCCATCTCATCTAAAATTGTCTTGTCTAAAATAAGCGCCCGTACTGCGGGCGATGATGTCTGCGTGCCTTCGGCCATCTTCACTTGACCGGTGGTTATCAAAGCACCTTTGGTCTTGAGCTCCTCGACGGTGTCATTGAACGACACCCGCTTCTTGCTGCACCAACTGCGCAGGCTGGTAGTGGTGATATAAATCATTTTGGTATCGGTTTCAATGCGTATCATCAGCTCGCCACGCGGCATTTGTACCGCCGGGCGTAGGTCACCGGGGATATTCGACGGGCGCATGTCAATCACCAAGGTATGATTGCCGGCGTGCTCGTTGATAAATGTCCCGATGGTATTACCCGATATTTGCTCAGGCGTACGCACCTCGCTACGGGTGTCTGTGTTTTGTTTCATCAAGTAATCTACAATAGGCGCCAGCGGGATATCAATCAGGCCGAGCATGTTGCCAATCTCCCCACCCCATAAGGCTGTGGTTGTGAGCAATGAATAATAGCGCTCGGGGTTAAGGTAGCCCATGG